TTTTTAACCTCAAACTATGGATGTTATAATTCCTTTAGTAACTGTAACGGTTTTTAGGTCAACAGTTGTAAAACTTCCGCTTACCCCTACCGACCCAGCAATATTATAGGCTACGCTTGCTCTTATTGTTCCTGTTACATCTAATGCTTCATTTGGCGATGTATTTGCAATTCCGACCTTTCCGCCATCTGGCGCTAGATACACTCGTGTGCCCCCCGCGGTGGTATTTGGCACAAAATCAGCCGCTCTTGTTGTTCCATTAGACCCCATAATCTTAAAACTTTTATTGTCTGTTTCTGTCATTAATTGTAGGTCTGTTGTGGCTCCTGAGCTTGTTGTCCTAAATTTCCATGCTCTCCCCGTTCTAAATCGTAATAGATCGCTGGCCCCACTTTGGCTGTCTATTTCTATGTGTGCAGCTGGCGCGTTTGTCTTTATCCCAATTCTTTTATTCGTGTTGTCATAAAAAAAATTAGTGTTATCTTCCTCAATCCGATTATTGCCGTCCAGAAAAAGAATAGACCCAGCCGTTTTTCCAATTAGTTGGATTTTCCGAAAAATACCCTCAATAGTATTAACGACTTTGCTCTTTACATGCGGGTCAATATTCTCTCTTGCATTATCATACCCAGCTGCACCTTTAGGTGTTGCTGGTAGTTTTATCCCGTTAAAAGATTTAGAAACATTTTGTAAATTCATGTCCAGCATGGTATATAATATTTGGTGCCGTTGACATCAATCTCTAGCCATGCGCTTATTGTCGCTGTGCCTACTGCTGCCGGCGCAACATTTGAGATTGTTACATTTGCGGTTGCGTTTGCTGTTAATGCTGGCACGTAAATACTGCCCGTTTTCATGTGCAGTTCTTGGACCGCTAATACTGGAATTACTTGGGCGTTTTTTGCCATGTTATGACCCCTGCTTATATATGCTAACTTGTAATCCATTTGCGCCAGGGATTACAAGCAAAGTGCTTGCTGCATTAGTTCCTAATGCAGTAATTATTGCTGCTGTATCTGTAATGTCCCCGTTATAAAGTAAGCTTGCTGCTACCAATTTATACCCCTGTTATTTTGCAGATTGCATTAGGATTTGTTACCTGGACCTGTCCGACTTCATAAGCCCTGATTGTATATTTTACGCCAGGGTCGTATATTGTATTTACTGTCAATCCTACTACCTGCCGCCAGGTTAACGCTTCTTTTGCAACGACTACCTGTGCACCGCCATCTGTAACCGAATTTGAAGAAATTACAGTTAATCCCAAAAGTCTGCCTACTACGCCGTTACGGGTTACGCTGTCGGTATAAAATTGCCCTGCGTTTCTGACGTTGGCATTTCCTAGTAGCTGGCTGTATCCTGTCGGATGGACCAAAAGATAACCATTTCTATTCGGGTTATAATTGTCTATCTCGATTAAAGATTTAGCGTTGAGTATGTCCTGGATTGGGTCCCTATCTGCTATGACGGCGTTATCCCATGTCGCGTTTGCTGCCTGGGTATTCCCTGCACTTGCTACGATTGCCGCTGCGATGTCTGTATCTACTGCACTCGCTACTGCCCTAGCTATCCTTAAGAGTGTTCTTGCGATGACGTCTAGAGCGTTTGTTTTTGCGTCCTCCCAGGAGATTACGCCCTCCATTCCATATTTAATATTTCTGCCGCTGGTCTTTGTCCAGCTTACCTCTCCGTATGGAAAATTAGCTAATCTTGGGACGCCTTTTACTGCGCTGCCTGTTCCGCCTGTTAGGTCTGCGGCAGTTTCAACATAATATGTTTCGGTCCAGGCCTTTGAGCTCTGTATCATACAAAGCTGTTTCATTTTATACTCTTGGAGCGCAAAGCCTGTTACTATCCTACTGATAGTTTCTGCCCTCAAATCCTGTTCGCCTGTAGTATCTACCATTTTATAATCATCCTCCGATGTGTTGTGTTAATACTCTGATTGCTGCTCTTTCGTCGTTATCTACTGCTTCCAGGGCATTACCGATAAATGACCCCTGCAATAAATCGTTGGCGTCTGCCGGTGTGAACATATTTACAGTAGCACTTCCCGCTACCATATGGCCGACATCTGTTGCACCTGCTGCGGCTGCTGTCATATCAAAAATCCCGTTAGTATAAGCTGTAATAGTTGTGCTTCCATCCAGGGCGACTTTTTCATGTGCTGCTATTCCGACGATTGGTTTATCTGCTCCGGAATGAGTGATAACTTGCCTAATTGTTGCCGTCGTTAGTTCCAATAAAGCACCTTTCGCAATTGTGCTGGCGTCTAGGACAGTAAATCTTACTGGACATCCTGGCACTTTCCCAATCAATTCTATTATTGTTGCTTCGGCTGCCATTTTATTTTAACATTCTCACCGCGGACATAACTCCGCCGGCGTCTGCTTCTAATAGAAAACCTACTACTGATCCCTGCAATAAATCTGCGGCGTCTGCCGTCTGAACTGTGTTTTCTGTTGCTGAATTTGCAACACATATTCCTACAGCTTTAGCACCTGCCGCTGTTAGCATATCAAAAATGCCATTAGTATATGCGGAAATTGTTGTGGACCCGTCGCTGGCCACCTTTTCATGTGCAGCTATTCCTACCACGGGAGCATTATCATTTGTATTGGCTATTACTGTCCGCGGGTCTGTTAGTTCCAAAAGTGTCCCTTTTGCTATCCCTGTCGCTTCTGCGCAAGTAAATCGTATCGGGTTGCCGCCATTTCCTAGAAGTTCGATAATTACTGCTTCATTTGCCATATGAGTATCACCAAACCGCAATATGGCGGGGCTAGTATATTAATGTTCTGTTTTCCAATCCCAGCATTCACCGCATATAGAAGTCTTATCCCGCTCTGACCCTACCAGGAATTTCCGTTTATTTCCGCATTTGATACATTCTTTAGTTATAAACCCCGTTTGTTCGTCCATTTTTCTTTAAGTCGGATTGGAATAATATAGGAGCAGGGCCTAAATTTCGCAAAATTTAGATCCTATTTAGATCCTACGATTTTGTTTAAATACCCTTTATAAAGGAAAATAATTATTCTTTTAAGAATAATTATAAGCCTAAACCCCGCGGTTTTGGTAAAATAACATCTTCAAAGCCCGTTCCCGCCAGCCATTTTTTTGCGTCTTCCAGTTCTTTATCTTCTTCTGTCGGCGGTATTGTTCCAGCTTCTGTTTTCCCGCCTAATGCTTTAGCAACTGATAACCTTTCCTGTCTGTCCAATAATTCTGATAACGCTTTATTGGCTGCTTCTATCCTGGCAGCTGCGGCGTTGGCTTTCTCCACTAAATCCATAGGTGCCGTTGGTATTGGTGCCTGCTCCGGTTTTGTTTCTTCGTCCATTTTATCCTCCTATTTTAATAGCCCAAAACTTAAATTACTTGCTCTTGTATCATCGGCGGCTTGTTGCTGTAATTTTCTGTAATTTATCCAAAATTCAGCAATAGCCAGCCTATCTTCTTCTTCTTTCTGCCGTTCTAAATCTCGCTGCTCTGCAAAAAATCGTGCCTGTTCTTCATAAAACTTTTTTTCTGCCGTCCTGGTTGCAGCCTGCCCCTTTTGAATTAACTGACTTTCATATAATGCCAGGTCTTTGGCGGCTTGAGTATGATAGTCTATATTATCCTGGTAATCTTGTTTTTCTTTTGCATTTACTCGCTCCCAGTATTGCTCCGGGGTTTCTTTATTAGCTTCTGCCAGTTGCTTATCTTCTTTAATTTCGTCCTGGATTTTTGCCAAAACTACGCCTTTACTTCTGTAATTCTCTAATCCATTCGCGAAATTTAATTCCGGTATGTAACTTTGGAAATTTTCCCAATATGTTTTATTTGCTAAAATTTCGTCTCTTGCTGTCGCTGCTTTGTCGTATGCTTCATAATCTCCCGCTTCTAATGCCTGCCATGCTACAAAAGACGATAAACCGCCTATTTCTTCGGTGCCTACGAATTCGCCCATATTTCTTCCTCCATAGACGCCCGCAATTATTTTCTCTGCTACCCAAACTGCTAATCCAATAGACCCCAAGACTTTCCAATTTACTGATGTTGCTATTTTTGCTGCTGCGGATTTTACAATCTTATTATTTAATGTATTCGCTGCTACCCCCGTGTCTATGCCTGGCGTGAGTTTAGCCAGCCCTGGTAATTCTCTGGAATATAAACCTACTCCGCCACGCTCTAATTTTGCACCCTTAACTATACTTCCAGTTGGCATTATTGCTAGAGCGTCCCAGGGGGATAACTCTTTCAAGTGTAATGGTGTCCCATCAAGCCCTATTATTGGTTTATTGCTATTTTCTTTTATCTGCTGTAACTTCTGCTGTAGCCAGGGCTGCCGTTCCGGCGGTATATAATTTTGCTGTGTTCCCAGCGGATTAGCCGCTAAATTTAATTTATCCGTGGACGATAAAATCGGGGCGGCAGTAGTCGCGGGTTTTTTAGATTGGTTTAATATTGTGGACGGAGATGTTCCGCCTACTGCCTGCCCTGTCTGTAATTGTGAGTTTGCCCTGGCTTGCTCTGCTGGTAAATCTACGCCGCGCTCTGCTGCTAATTTTTCAAAAGGAGTTAATGCTGCTGCTGGTGCAGCTGGCTTATTGCTTCCTCCGCTACCTTTTGGTGCTGTAGCTGGCTGCACCGGCACTTTAGGCGCAACTTTCTTTTTTAATACTACTTTGCTTGTCATTTTTTTTATATTTTCTTTTTGGGTATCATTTCCAAATCAATTTTAATGTCGGCTATATTTGTTCTGATAAATTGTGTGTCTGCTTTAATTACATTTGTGTCGTCCTTTATCATGCTTGTATCTACTCGCAACGTGTCCAGCCGAAACACAACATATTTTAAAAGAAAATATGTTACGATAGCAAAAGACCCAGCGTTAGTTATTCCCGATATTACCGCTTCTTCAATTACCATTATTGATTGCTCCCCATCTGGACTACTGTATCCGCCGGCTGTGCCGCCTGCATAGCTGGGGCTTTTTCCTGGTCGCTTATTGCGTCTGTCTGTAGGCTTGCCGGAAATGTTAGAGCAATTTCCAGGTTTAACTGATTTAAAACCTGCTCCTCGATGTATAACTGTTCGCTCTTAACGCTCTGTTCGTATGATAAATATACAATTTTTCCGCTGGCGTCGGTAAATTCTTTTGCGTTTCCTATGATTATCTGCGGCACGTTAACAGCCTGGAAAAAATAATCATTTAATTGATTAATCCATGCCAGCGGGTTTAAGCTGGCATTTGCGGCAGTTGTTACTAGCTCCGGCACTACTGCGCCCTTTGGAATATACATATTTTCACCGCCGGCCCTGGCGGCGTCCATTTTGGCTTTAAATGCTGTTATCTGGGCCGTGTCATCAGTATCTAAATGGAATATCCAAAGCGGGTCAATATTTCTATGCAAAACCCGCTTCCAATCTGACATAGCTTCGTTTCTTGCTTCAATAATCCATTTCACCGACGGCACCACGCTAATCCCGTGGATTTCGTCCGCTATCCGCTTCCTGGATAAATGGAAAATCTGTTCCGGTGTGAATTTTTTATTAGGCTGTTTGGTTTTGCTTACCTGCTCGTATCTTATTATCCTGCCGTTGGCCCCAGCAATTATTAAAATAGATGATGGGTCCAGCGGCTTAATGTTTAATAAAATTTCTTTATCATCCCTTATTATTTCAGCAAAAGCGTCGCCGGCGATAGTATAAACCCGCACCATGTTGGAAATAATAGAATTAAAGCTGTCTTTGCCGTTGCCTTTAATTCTGCTTAAATATAATGTGGTTATCTCGTCGGCAGTAAACCCCGCCCCCATCGTCCAGCATGCTTTAGCGTCCACCGCTGTTTGTAGTTCTGGAATTTCTTTATAATAGCCTAGCCAGGTAGCCCAGTTTGTATTTTGCCAGGTTGTTTCTTTTTGGTTGCCTGCGCCGTCGGTTTCTTGCGCGGCTACAG